AGTACCAGAAGGCTCGGTCAACCTGTATTTCACGACTGCCAGGGGCGAGGCGGCAGCAACGTCTTGGTGGGCCGCGAGTGCGTCAAAGGTCAAGCTCGATGGCATCGCCAGCGGGGCCACGGCAAACAGCTCGGATGCCACCCTGCTGGCCAGGGCCAACCACACCGGCACACAGACAGCGAGCACGATCACCGGCCTGGCCACCTCTGCCACTACAGACACCACCAATGCCAGCAACTTCAGCAGCGGCACCCTGGCGGCGGCACGGCTGCCGAGCAGCGGTGTGACGGCAGGCAGCTATGGCAGCGGTTCGCTGGTGCCGGTGGTGACTGTCGATGCCACGGGCCGCGTCACGGCTGTTTCCACTGCTGCCGTTTCCGGTGGTGGTGGCGGCACTTCCGCTGGCGCAAACCTCTACCTCAATACCAACTTCATCTGAGCCATGGCAACCAACCCCGCCTTCATTTCCACCGCTCGCATCGGGCGGGCTTCTCTGTCTACCGCCAACACCGCAACGGACGGCACGGGAACAATCACGGATCTCATCACAGGTGTTGCCGCTGGCACCAGAGTGTTGGAGATCGTTACGCAAGGCACGGCTACGACCGTGGCGGCATTGGTCAACCTGTTCCTGTGGGACGGCACCAACTGGGATCTTTTTGATCAGGTGACGATTTCTGCCGCCACCGGATCAAACACCGTAAAGGGCAACAGGATGAGCACGACGTATCAGAACCTTGTACTGCCGAACGCTACAAGCAAATTGGGCTGCACCATCAGCGTTGCACCAACCAGCGGCACGGTGCGGGTGATTGCACTTGGAGGCGATCTGACATGAACTGGCCTGTAGCTGGTTGGCCGAAGCAGACGGAATCTAATCCCGAACTTTGGCCAAGCTGGATGCTACGCACAGAAGTATTCACACAAGCCGCGAACGGGTGGACTGGCGAACCGCAAGTTAATCTAGGCTACAGATGGACGGCTCGTAAGACGCCTGCGGATAACGCTTGGAGAGCAGTTTGCTGGTCGCCAGAGAAAAGGCTTTTTTGTGCAGTAGCAAGTAGTGGTACTGGCAACCGTGTCATGATAAGCCCAGACGGAGAAACATGGGTAACCAGCCCCGCGAGTTCAGATTCCACTTGGGTGGCTGTTTGCTGGGCTCGGGAACTTGGCATTTTTTGCGCTGTTAGCAGTGATTCTCCTACTTTAATCATGACAAGTCCAGACGGCAAAACGTGGACCCAACGGGCCTCTATTGTTGACGCTACCCTAAACGATGTTTGCTGGTCCCCGAGACTAGGCTTGCTGTGTGCAGTGGGCGGAACTGCTACAGGTGGAGGAATTTACACTTCGCCAGATGGCGGCACTTGGACAAAAAGAACGTATCCATGGACAGCAGACGAAATTACCGGTATTTGCTGGTCGCCTTATCTGAACTTGTTTGCCACAGTCGCTTCGAGCAGCAGTACCAACAGTATTTCAACCTCTCCAGACGGTATAACTTGGACAGGGCGAACTGGTAGTGCCACCACTGGAACGGGCTCTAAGGTATTGTGGCTTGACGGTCCAAACATTTTTTACCGTCACGATACATCTGGCACAATTGTCAATACCTCCAGTGACGGCATAACTTGGTCCATTGGAGCCATGCCTGCGACAGGTGTTAGTTGTATGGCGTGGTGCAAAAGCCTGGGGCGCCTTGCCGCTGGCCTGGGCGGCGGCGTCGCCAGGTTTCGCGTTGCAGTATCTCCGTTTGTAGGGTTTCAGGGAACAACTTGGTCGCAGCAGTCATACCCTGTGGGTCGTGCAGCAAGCGTCAATCTTATTTGGAGGGGGATGTGTTACTCGCCAGAGCTAAGACGCTTTGTAGCGGTTGCCATTAATGGCACCGGAGTCCGTGTTGCCACCTCTCCTTAGCAACCCATCATGAAACCATCTGATCGCGTCAACCGCATCCAAGAGCAACAACCCACCGCCGCCACGGTGCTGGAAGTCCGCTGGGACAACGTGCTGATCGAGTACGACGAAGGCGGTCAAGGCTGGTGGCCCATGGGCTACTTAGAGATCATCGACAACACTGACTGGCCCCGCTTTAAGCGCATCGCTCTTGGGTCCGACACGCTGAAGTCCATCGCCATCGCGGCATATCCGACCGAGCCAATCGCAGCAGGAGCCCTATCAGCCTCGCTTTATGAGGCCGAAAAAGGCAACATTGCTGATTTCGCTGGTGCCTGGAAGCTGGTGTGCCTCGCCGCAAACGTCACCCCCGAAGTTGTTGCCGGTTTCGTCAGCGTGGCCGAGGCCTGCAACCTCCCGACTGAGTTCATCGCCGCGCTCTCGCCAGAATGAGCTATCCCCTCACACCAGCCATGCCACCTGAGGACGTAAGCCACCGCGACATCTACGTTCGCCTGGCAGAGCTTGGAGCCAAGATCGACAACATCCTTTCAAGCATGACGGAGCGCAAGGAGGATGTGGCCAGGATCACCAAAGACCTCGACGCCCTGTTCAGCCGCCAGCGCGCCCTGGAATCCCGGCTGGCTCAAATCGCCGGCATCGGCCTGGTGCTGGCGGTGGGGATCCCGGCTCTCGCCACGATGTTTCAGCTCAGGCTCTCTGTCCCGGCCGCAATCGAGCGGGAGGTGGGCAAGTGAGCTGGGTGACTGCTGCCCTGTTGGCCGGCTACATCGGGATTTGTGAGTACAGAGCACCCAGCCCTTGGGTGGCCTGTGAGAGCCGCTGGAACTGGGCGCTCGGCGTGCTGGTGCCCAGCCCCATCCAAGGTGCGCTGCCTGCCGCTGGGCGGATGCTGGGCCTGGGCCGCCGCCGGCGTCCTGACACCGATGTGGAGCCCAGGCCATGACCCTGAGCAAGGCCGAAAGGATCCTGGCGGCGATCGTCGCCGCGATCACCCCCACCACCGGCATCAGCTCCCGGGTGTTCCGGGATCGCTGGGAGGCGGTGGCCAGATCAGAGATGCCGTGCGTCGTGGTGGAGCCGCTGGGGGAAGAGCCCGGCATCGTCTCGATCCCCTTCACCGACTACGTGCTGACTGTGGCGGTAGACATCCTGGTCAGCGGCTCACCGCTGAGCGCTCTGGCCGATCCGATCCGCGTCAACCTTCACAGCCGCCTGATGGCTGATCGCACCCTCGGTGGCCTGACCCATTCGGTTGACCCAGGCCCCAGCGAATGGAAAGGCGAGCCGGGGGAGATCGGCATCCTTAGCCTGAGCTATCGGATTCCGTTCCGCACGCTCACCGCTGATCTGACCCAATGAAGACAGTCCCTAGCCTGAGTACAGATGAGTTCGACGGCCAGGGCGGGGAATACCTGCTCGACCCGAAGACCGGCCGGCGGACCCTGATCGCCCGCACCGCTCCCGCTCCCAACCCCAACGAGCTGACAGATGCCCTTCCTGACACGCAAGCGGACGATCCTGATCAAGGCTGAGTCCGTCTACGGCACTGATTCGGTGCCGACCGGAGCAACTGATGCCCTGACCGTCCGAAGCATTGACGTGTCGCCGATTGACGCGGACGTGGTGAGCCGTGACTTGATCCGCCCATACCTGGGCAACAGCACCCAGCTGCTGGCCAATGTGAAGGTGCAATGCAATTTTGAGGTGGAGCTTGCCGGCAGCGGCACCGCCGGCACCGCTCCCCGCTGGGGCCCCGCCATGCTGGCTTGCGGCACAGCGGCCACAACCGTGGCATCGACGAGCGTCACCTACGCCCCGGTGAGCTCTGCCTTCAGCAGCGCCACCGTCTACTACTTCGCGGACGGCATCAAGCACGCCGTGACCGGCTGGCGCGGCACCTTTGAGATTAAGGGCGATCTGGGCCAGATCCCCGTGATCTCATTCACCGGCACGGGCGTCTACAGCACCCCCACCGATACGGCTGTGGACTCTGTGACCTATGGCAACCAGGCCAACCCGTTGATCTTCACCAGCGGCAACACCACAGGCTTCAGCCTGTTCTCCTACTCGGGCTGCCTGTCGTCGTTCTCGTTCGCCATGAACAACGAGATCCAATATCGCGAGCTGATCGGCTGCACCAAAGAAGTGCTCATCACCGACCGCAAGCCCAGCGGCCAGGTGATGATCGAGTCTGTGCCGATCGCCACAAAGGATTATTTCAGCATCGCCACCGGCACCACAACTGGCAACCTGACCCTCACGCACGGCACCACCGCCGGGAACCGCGCGGTGTTCACTGGCGCTCAGACCGACATCACGAACCCGAGCTACGGGGATATGAACGGCGTGATCATGCTGAACCTCCCCTGCGTGTTCCTGCCCACCACGGCCGGCAACAACGAGTTCTCACTGGCCCTGACCTGATCAGGCTTCCAAGCCCGAACCACCACACCACCACCCATGCCCCTCCAGCTCCGCAGCCAATCCCCCAGCTACCGCTGGCCCGTCGTCGTCGAATTCCCGGTTGACGGCGGGAAGTTCGACAAGGAAACCTTTGATGCCGAGTTCAAGCGGCTCCCGCAGGACCGCCTACGGGAGATCGGGGAGAAGATCGAAGGTGGCACCATCTCTGATCTGGAGCTGCTCGATCAGGTCTTGACCAACTGGGCCGGGATCATGGACGAGTCCGGCGACGAGGTGCCTTTCAGCGAAGCCAGCCGCCAGCGGATCCTGAACGTTCCCCTGGTGGCATCGGCCATCGTGGCGGCCTGGCTGGAATCGCTGGCGAAGGGCAAGCGAAAAAACTGATTGAGGCCGCCGAGTTGTGGGTAACCGGCGGCCGGCAGGAAGGCCCAGACCCAGTGGAAGCGGCAGCGCTGGGGGTGATCGTGCCCGAGCCTGAGGCGCAGTTTTTCGACATCCACCCCGACGCCGAGAAGGGGATCCGAATGTTCCTGAAGTGCTGCACCCAATGGCGCGTCAGCGATGGCCAGCGGATCGGCCTGGATTATGGCGTCGTGCTGGCTGTTCTTAGCCTGGAGCAAGAGCCCAACCCAACCGAAGTGCTGGAGGACGTTCAGGTGATGGAAGACGCAGCACTGGCCAAGCTGGCGGAGCTTGCGGCCTGATGGCGAACCTCGACGCGCTGCTGAGAATCAAGACCGACGTTCAGGGCGCCAACAGTATCGTCGCGCTGAATCGCGGCCTGCAGGGCGTCGAGCGCACGGCGGCTGGGGCGAGTGTGGCGATGAGGGGCCTTCAGGCCTCGGTGGGTGGCGTGATCGGCCTGGTCGGTGGCGCCACGATCATGAGCAAGATCTTTGGTGACACGGCAACACTGCAGACTCAGACTCG